GGCCGGTGAACCCGAGCTGCGCGCCGACGCCCTGCATGCCGAGCTTGGCGAGGCCGAGCTTGCCGCTCATGCCGCCCAGTCCGCCGAACAGCGAGCCCAGGCTGCCGAGCCCGCTGGCGCCGTTCGCTGCACTGGCAGCAGCCGACGCGCCGCCAAGCCCGAGCGCCGCACCGATCTGCATCACGATCGGCTTCGTGATCGCCATGTGCGCGAGTTCGGCGAGCAGCTGGCTGAACGCCGACTTCAGCGAGTCGGCGAAGCTGTCGAAGCCGCTGCCGATGTTGCGCCACATATCGACGAACGCCTCGTCCACGCGCTCGGTCGCGCCCTTGACCGATTCCGCCCACGGGTCGAGCTCTTTCTGCTGGTCCCGCAGCGCCTCGGTCTGGCGCTCGATGTTTTGCGTGGTCTCGTTCAGCCCGAGATCTGCCTCGCGCTTGGCCATGATGGCCATCATCTCGTCTTCGCGGCGCTCTTTCTGCGCGGCGGTCAACTCCTTGAGCTTGCCGATGTTGCGATCGGTCGCGTCGGTGTTCTGGTCGACAGCGTCCGTCAGGTCGGCGGTCGAGTTGGCGGCATAGCCGGCGTTAACGGCCTCCTCCTTGAGCTCGGCCGTCATCTGGCGGATCGACGCGATCTCGGCATCTCGCGCATCGGTCAGCGCCTCAATCCTTCCTGCCGCTTCGGGATCCCACAGCTTCTTGAACTGCTGAGCGAGGATCTGCGTGTTGTATTTCAGCCGCGTCACGCTCTCGTCGATCGCGCCGAACACGCTGAGCGCCGCCGAGCGCAGGTATCCCATGGCAATCGGGATCGCCTTGCCCGTAACGTCGGCGATGGCGATCAGGGTCTTCAGCACCTTCGTGATCACGGCATTGCCGCCCGCGTCGCCGAAGGCGCGGAAGATGCCGACCACCTCGTCCTGCAGGTTCGAGAACAGCCCCGGCAGCTTTTCCATCTGGTTCGACATGGCGTCGCCGAACTTCGTCTCGCCGAGCCCGACCAGGTATTTCTGGATCTCGGCCGCGTTGTTGCTGATCGTGGTGGTCACGCCCTGGAAGGTCATGGTCACCGTGTCGCCTTGCTGCTTGGCCTTGATGCCGAACTCCTTCAGCCGCTCGAACTCGCCCGTGCTGGCATCCGCCACGGCTTCGATCATCTGCGTCAGGCTCTTGCCCATCGCGGCGGCCGTGTTGCCGAAGCTGGTGAGCGAGCGCTCGGACGGATCCAGCCCCAGCGCCTTCAGCTTCACGAACGCCTCGACGGCCTGATCGACGCTGTACGGCGTCCTTGCGGCGAATCCTTCCAGCGCCTTGAAAGCGATGCCCGCCTTGTCGGCCGAGCCGGTCATCGTCTCCAGCTGCCCGCGCAAGCGATCGGTCTCGGTCGCGATGCTGACGAACGCGCGCGTGATGCCGGCCGCCGCAAGCGCCCCCAGCATCGGGCCGAGCGAGCCGACCACGCCCTTCAGTCGGTCCATCTTCGAGACGGACTGCTCGGACTGCTCGCCGACCTTGCCGACGCTGTCGGCGGCCTGCGTTCCGGCCCGTTCCAGCTTGCCGAGTTCGCCCTCGAGACGGCGCGCGCTGCTCTCAGCCTGGCTGCCGTCGATCGTGACGACCAGCTTGCTTTCCGACATGGCGCCGCTCCTCGCGATCAATGGCCAGAATGTGGTCGACGAACAGCTCCGGGTCGTCGACGGGATAGAAGTCCAGATAGGCGCCGATGTCGCGCAGCGTCACCGGCCGCACGCCGCTGAAACCGTCCGCGCGCATGTCGGCTATCAGCAGGTACTGCTCGCACAGCCGCACGAGGTACGGCGTCATCTCGGGGCAGTCGAGCAAGGCCTGTGGGGTATATTCCTCGGTGGCCTTGCTCTGCAGCAGCTCGATGTCGGCGGCGCTCCACTTGCGCCGCCACGCGAGGAACCCCGCTACTTTCCCGCGCTTTCCTCGATCGCCGCGCGGCGGAAGTTCTCCAGGTTGGTCGCGAACTCGAAGACGAACTCGCGCACGTCCGTGTTGAGCAGCAGCAGCTTGTAGGCCAGCTCCTCCTCGAACGGCGCCGGGCTGCCATCAGGCAGTTCGACGCCCTCCCATCCGCGCAGGATGCCCTGCGCCATCGCGCGGCACTGGATCTCGATCGCCTTCTCCGAAGGCAGGCCGCGCTTGTTGCGGTGCGGCGCCTCCAGCCGGTCGGATGCGCGCAGGAAGACCGGATTGCCCGAGCGCGCGATGCGAAAGCGCACGCCCTCGGAGAAATCCGCCCATACGCCGTCCGTGTCCGTGCTGGCGCGCTCGAATTGGAACTTCATGCATACCCCCCCAGGGTAGTGTGGAAAGATGCCCGCCCCTCAGGAGCGGGCGGGATCATCAGGGAACGCGGGTGATCTTCAGGCTGGTGGCCTCGCCGGAGTCGTACAGCGCGGTGAACGCGATGCGCTGCATCACGTCGCCGTCGAGCTGCCCGTCCTCGGGCGCGCCGCTGTTGAACTTGATCTTCGGGAACAGGAACGTGTAGCTGTTCGTGCCATCGCCCACCGTGAACTCGAATGTCGCGGTGGTGTTGGCGAGCAGCTTGGTGTAGGCCGCCACGTCGTCGAAGTACATCTCGATGGTGCCCGAGATCAGCGAGCGGCCGTAGGCCTGATCCTGCGGGCCGGTGGCGCCGACGCCCTCGATGGCGCGCAGGTTGTTCGTCAGGTTGATGCCGATCGACTTCACGATGCTGGTCGGCGCCACGCCGTCGATCTCGACGCCGCTGATGTCGCTGGATCCGTTCAGGACGTCCGTGGTGGTGGCCGCCACGACCGAGCCCGAGCCCAGAAGCGACGTGGTGGTCGACAAGTGCGTCTTGCCCGCAAAGCCGAACCCGCACGTCGCCACCGCGCCATAGGCGAAGTTCAGCGCCATGGTGTTGACCTTCATGCCCTTGTACTGGAGGTACTGCGGCGTGGTCCAGTCGGCATACTTCTTCTCGATCGAAAAGCTGCGATCCGTGGTGCCGACCTTCAGCACGTCGGCGGTCCAGGTGCCGCACATTGCCGCCTGGATCAGATCGTCGTAGGTGTTGCAGCTGAACTCGCCGTTGATGTCGCCGCCGATCTCCTGCCCCACAAGGATCAGGTCGGTCACCTGCCGCGTGCTGCTGATCTCGTTGCTCACGATCGTGCGCGGGTTGCCCGTCAGCGTGTTCGACAGGTAGCGCAGCGCCTGCCAGGCGGTGGAGTTGGTCGGCGTCGTGCCGTAGGTCGACTCGGCGACGTATTTGATCTCGACGCGATTGGATTCAGACATTGCGATTGCTCCTGTAGGGGATGGTCAAATTCAGCTGGTGCCAGCCATTTACCACCCCCCGGGTGGTCAGTGTTGCGGCGTAGGTGGTGATGCCCGAGAAGCGCTCGTGCTCGAACAGAGCGGCGAGCGTGTCGGCGTATCCACGCCCGGTAGCGGTCCCCGACCCCTCCGGCGTGTAGATGTTGATCGCGATCAGGCCCGAGTCGCGCACGGCGCCCACTTCGCCGTTGATGCCGCGCGTCTGCCCCTGCCCGCCGAGCACGGTGAGCTCGATCCAGCCGCCCGATGTCGGCGGCGTGAAGTCGCGGTTCTCCCACGCAATCGGCGTGGTGGTCCAGTTGTCGCCGAGGCGGTCGGCAACGGCCGAGCGGATCGACTCAAAGCTCATCGAGCACCCCCTGCACCGCGAGCTCGACGAACTGAAGCGGCGCCTGCTTGCTGTGCTGCTTCCCCGGCGGCTTGCCGTAGTTCAGCGCGCCGATGTACGGCAGGTTGTTCGCAATACGGATGACCGGGAAGTCGCGCGAGTTTTTGATGGTGGCGGTCCCGGCGCCGATCGCCGCGCTGCCGCTCGGATCCAGCAGATCGACCACGCCCTCGGGAATGTCGTCGATGTCCGTCTGCCAGTTCCCGCGCGCGCGCCCGGTATCGACCGGCGTCGAGAGCACCACGCGCGACAGTATTTCGAGGCCGGCGCGGCGGCACTGGTCGCCGTGATCCTTGACCACCGTCTTCGCGAAGGCCGTCGGCCGCTTCTGCCAGCTCATCGGCGCACCTGAACAAAGTGCGCAACCGGCGTGCCGGCCGGGTTGACGCTGCGCACGCTCACCACCGACCAGTAAGCCGAGTCGATCAGCACCGTGTCGCCCACCGTCGGCGTCACCGTGGCGTCGAGCACGAGCTCGCGGTCGCCCTGGCGGATCACCGTGCCGTCGATCTGGCCGGCGCGGTAGTCGCGCACCATGCCGGTCGCGGTGTAGTCCGTGGTGGTCTCGCCGCTGGTCGTGTCGCTGCTCGGCGTGTAGGAGCCGCCGGTCGTGCGGCGGATTGTGACGGACGCGCCGAACTCGGCCAGCAGCTCCGTCGCGGTGCTGGCCATGTCCGCCCAGAACGTCATGCGCGGATCGCGAACAGGCCGCTGCTGCGCAGCAGGGTGTTGATGATGGTGCGCGAAGCCTGCGTCTTGCTGACCTTCATCGGCACGCCCGGGTTGGCGTACTCGACCTCGACGGCGCCCTCGACGCGCTTGCGGATGACGGGCAGCGTCGCCCCGGACGGGTTGTGCGGATCCTCGCCCGCGTTGATCTCGATGATGAGCGCGAGCTGCGCGTTCAGCACCTGGCGCGGGATCTCGTCAGATGACCACTCCCACCCCTCGATCTCGACGCCGTCGCGCGGCCAGCTGAGCGCCTGGTCGCGCTCGACGCGGTCCCCCTTGAACCGGCCGTCGAACGCCTCGAGGTAGTCCATCGCCTTCAGGATGATGGCCTCGATCTCCGCGTCGTCGGTCGGCAGCGAGATGCCGCGCGCCTGCGCGTAGTCCCACGCATCGGCCACGCTGACATAGCTGTTCGCGCCCGCGACTAGCGTGCCGTCCTCGACCGTGATCGTCATAGCTCAGCCACCATTCTGTGCTTGATCCACTTCGCCACCTCGTGACGCATCAGCGTCAGTTCCTCGCCGCGCTGGCGCTCGACGCCGCGCAGCGTCAGCGGCTTCAGCACGCGGATTGTGCATTCGTTGTCGACGCCACGAAGCCCTTCGACCGCCGGGTGCGGCGTGTAGCGTCCGAACCGCTCGGCCGGATCATACGCCGGCCAGAACTTCGTGAGCGGCCCGCCGCCAACCACGCGCACCGGGCACTTGATCGCCTCGGCCGCTGCGGTGCTGTGCGCAAGCTTCGACGGCGCGCCGCCGTAGCCGTCCATGCCGGCCAGCAGCACCACCCTCGCACCCATCGCCCACGCGGCCCACGCGGCCACCATGCCGGACAGCACGTAGCGCCTCGGGTGCCCGGGCCAGTCCCGCAGCTGGTAGTCGGCCCAGTCCTCCGGGTTGATGATCGGCGCGTCGGAGCGCGAGCGCAGGTAGCGCCAGAGCGGCTCCTCGGTGCCCCAGTAGTGCATGTCCATCGCGAGCATGTAGTCGGGCGACCGGATGTCGACGCCGTGCGCGTTCACGCTGATCACGATGTCGCACGCGAGCCCCGCCATGTGATCGGACAGCGACGGCGCGCCGCCCATCACGCAAATTCGTTTGCCCTTGTGGGCAAGGATCAGATCGTTGAATTCCGCCATCAGGGTGATCCGGGGGCGGTTGCCCGCCCCCGGTCAGGCTCAGATGTTGGCCAGCGCGAGCACGCCTGCGGTGTGCTTGATGCTGGTCGCCACCTTGTCCCAGTTGCCCGAGGTCACCAGCTCCGCGTCGGTCGGCGTCTTGCCGCCGGTCGACGTGTCCCATGCGTACCCCTTCACGGCCACGCCGAACGAGTAGTCGGCCTGGAAGGTCGACTCGATGCGGTTCTTGCCGTTGGTGGTCGCGATGTTGGTGATCACGTCGCTGCCGTCGTAGACCGTCACGCCGCCGGCCACGAGGCCGAGGACTTTCTGGTCTGCGCCCGTGCCGGTCTCGCGCAGCGCCGGGGCATCGGTCACGATCACGCGCTTGCCCAGGATCTCCACCACCGTCACGCTGTTGTACTGGAACAGCGTCGGCGTGTTGGCCAGGTTCGCGGCGATCAGGTTGTGGTACGCCGTGCCGTCCATCACGTCGCACACGATCAGGCTCGACGAATCGCCGAACTTCGCGTGCGCGAGGTTGATGTCGGCATAGGTGATCGGGCCGGTTCCGGTGTCGTAGGTCGCGGTCGACTGCGGCTCGATGGCGGCCACGGCGCACGCGATGGCGGTGTTCAGCTGGTCCTTGACGATCGCCTCGGCGAGGTTGCGCGAGATCACCTCGAGCGCCTCTTGCGGCGACTTCTTGATCCAGCTGATCTGGCCCGGCTCCCACAGGATGGGACCGAAGCCGCCGGCCACCTTCACGCCCACG